GGATGTTTCGGAAAATGCGGTATGATCCGCTCCAGTAAGCACAGCAATCTCCCCGGCACTGGTGATGGTAATCGAATTGATCCGACAAACATCGGTGGTTGCTCCCCGCAGACAGATCAAATCGGCATCGGCTGTGATCGTTGTTTCAACTCCATTCAAATTCAGCGTTCCGCCCGACAGATCAACCAGGTCATTGGTGCCGGCTGCCGCCGGTGTCACCACCAACCCAGTCAAGACCCCATTGGGTTTGATGTCAGGATTATAGCCAGACTTGTCCGACCAAAGAGAATCGGAGCTGTTATAAGTCAAATGATCCCCGGAATCAGTCAACGCTGTCATAGACACCAGCGACTGACCGGCCTCGTAATACAAAATCGCATTATCGGCAGATGGCATATTTATCCCCCTGATGGACTATACGGATTTCCGTACAGATAATTGTATTTAACTTGTAAATTGATAATGCAGGATACAGATAATGCTCCGGTATCCGGATATGTATCAGCCCCGCCGCTCTCGTACAGAATTGAATCGACATGCAGTATCTTCTGCGTGCCGTTTGCTCCGCTGGAAAACACCGATTGCACCAAATCCCCCAGCATCCGCTCCACAACCACCGACGGGTTTTCACCATTCAGCAATTCATGGAAGGCAATCCCCATGCGCATGCTGTAAAACGTCTCGCCATAATCGGCCCGCTCGGCAATTTCCATCCCCGGCCACAACACAATGCAAGGCAGCTCTGACGGATCGAGCGATTTCCGGCACCGAACCACATTCAGGCCGGCATCGCTGTGATATCCGTTGGCCGTTGTCACGCTGCCCAGCAACAGCTCAAACCCCGTGATAATCTGCTCCCGAATCGTCGTTGCATACACCCGCGCCGAACCATCGACAGTCACAGTTCCGGTCCCAGTTATTGGCATAGAATTCCTAAAGACTTCAGGGTGCAGGGTGCAGGTGGCAGGGTGCAGGAAAAAAAACCTGCACCCTATACCCTGTACCCTGTAACCTTTTTTTTATGTCACAATCGTTTTGACAATCCGCCCGTCATTATCCGTCACAGCCGCAATGGTATATTCCACATCGCCAAACACCACCACATCGCCAATCATGGGGCACCCGTCGGGCAGTTCCGAAACCATCAGCTCGATGGTCGTAATCTGCCCCCAGGTTTCAGAGCCCAGTCCCGAAGGCTGGGTCTGCAAACTGGACATGATGAGCGCCGTTGTTTCAACGGCATCCCCGATCACCGGAACATAGCTGACCGGGTCTCCCATGATATCGAAGATATCAGCGTTCATAAGCGATATGATGTCTGTTATGCTCATAATAAAAAAAAGTATGAAGTTTGAAGTATGAAGTATGAAAAATTAAGGATTGATTTTATTTAATAATTTATCCTTCATCCTTCATACTTCCGTTTTTAGGCAGTAATATTGCTCAACAGATATGCAGCCCCGGTAAACACGAAACACTCATCGGTATATTGGCGCACGCGGTAAATGTTAGACCGCACGGTCTCATCTCGATACTGCTCACTGGTCACCATCTGGGGGCTGTCTCCCGTCCACAGGAAGGTGCGGCCCAGGGTGGGCTCTCTCAGGTTGCGGGCATTGGCAGCCGCCCGGAACAGCAGCACATATTCGTCGTCCCAGATATCAGACAGGGAAAACGAAATGCCTTTGCCGGCCGTATCCTTCATGGCCCCCGAAACCAACAAACGATCCAGCCCAAAATACAGCCGCATCATTTCGATCTTGGCCTGCATGCCGGTCATCTGGATGGGGTTGGTATATTGCATCAGCCCCTGGATTTCGTTGGATTGAATCAGGTTCTCGAACACCTTGAGCGACATGGCCGCTGCATTGATATCGACGCCAGTCGCCGCCCGAAGGGTGGACTTGGCATCCAGCACGTCGTCATACGGGGTACACGTTGCCGGAGTACTCCATTCGACAGATACCGCGCCAGTATTGGTGATATTGCCGGCATTGAACACGGCCGCAGCCACCCGCATTTCATGATGCCGCAGCAGGATATCGGTCGCCCGTTCCACCGCGATAGATTCCGCGTCGATATATCGGGCATACAGCCGGGACTCGGTATCATCCACGGGGGCCTCGATGCCGTATTCTTCGCAGGAGTACGTGGCGGTTTCGAATTCGTAATCATCCCGAACATACCCGCCCCGAGGGGCCCGCCGGATGGAGTCCGGGCTTTTGAGCAAGCTCTCGATCGGGATCACCGGATAGTCGGCCGCCTGTTCCGGCGTCTCAAAAACCGGCATTATTTCCTGCCCGATAAATCCCCTGAGCGGTGCATTCATGCTGTATTCGTAGGCCATGGCGCCCAAATCCGGGCGTTGAATGGTGGTGCTTGATGTAGGTCTTGGCATAGTCGTTTCTCCTAATTCAAAGTATGAAGTATGAAGTTTGAAGTATGAAAGCTGAAGGATTTTTTATTTCATAATTTATCCTTCATACTTCATACTTTTTTTTTAGCTGGTTACGATTTTACGTTTGTATTCAATCCACACCGCAGACAGATACAGAATGTCGGTGGTATGGGCGACCGGAGTCAGCCCGACCGTCAATGTCTGGGCGCCAGTAGGCACGTCGGCTGCGGCAATGGTGGCGATTTTCTCCGCCCAGGTCGCCGTCTGGTTGGTTTCGCTGGTGTCGGTTATTTTTGTGTCTCCCTCATCCCAGAACGAATCCACCGTAAACCCAACCGCATTGGTGGTGCCTGCGGACTTGATACGGAAATGAATCACGACATCCGCAGCATCATTCAGATCGGGAGGCAGCGGGGTCTGGAATACCACCTGGTCGTTGTTGGATGCCGCCCAGGCCAATGTCTGACACCCGTCGGTAGCACCATTGATGGGCGCAAGAATCGGTGTCGTATCGCTGGCCAGCACCCCGCCATTGGCGGATGCATTGCCCACGGCAAAAGAAGATGCCTCCCGCAGGGTATTGAGCGGCACCGGAATAAATGCCTGTGCGCTCACCGCGTTCTGGTAGATTTCTGCCAGGGCAGCCTCCACCGTGGCGGCCTCGGTAAAACTGCCCGTGTCGGCCACACTGGTTCCGGCTGCCGTGGTCGGCTTTCTGGGGTTTACCGCCACTTCGATAATTTCCCCCGTCACAGCCGCCTGCATCGATACCCCGACAGCCGATCCGCTGGAGGCGTCGCTCACCTTGCCGTCATTGGCGGCATACAACACCGTCCCCCTGGCAATGGCGGAATCCACCACACATTGCAGCTCACAGGTACCGGGTTTGTTCAGCAGTTGCACGTTTACAGATGCACCGTCTGCGGCTGCATACTGGGTAAAACCGATGGCATCCTCTCCGGCATCGGCATAAACGACTTCGGGCGGGTCCATGGTGGTGCCGGATTCGATTTTGACCAGCCGATAGGCGGCCAGTGCTTCCCCGGCGATAAATGCTTTGGTGGTGTCGGTATAAGGCATGAGATTATCTCCTCTCGTTGATGTCTTTGATGTATTTGTCATGCAGGTCGGGATGATCTCCGGCTGTCTTCTTCAGGGCCTGGGCTCGGGTCATGCCCGCTGCGCTCAGCTTTTCGACCTCACCCATGAAGGTCTTCACTGGCGTGTCGATCACTTCATCACGGGTCTGCCCCACCGAAGGCGGCGCCTGGTCGGCCAGTTTCTGGAGGCCGCCCATTCTGAAATTGCGCTCGGCCTCATACAGGGCCTTGAAAATGCCGTCGGCCGCTGTGCCGCATTCCACGGCACTCTTCAGGATGGCATAATGATCTGTCTCATGAGACAGAATGGCCATCACTCTTTCCCGCTCTGCATTAATGCCTTCAGCTTTCAGCTCGGCGGCCATGTCGGGATACTGCGTCAAAAATTCTTCTTTCGTCATACTCTTTCCTCCTTCGATTGTTTCTTGAGGCTCGGTTTCATCTAATGATTCGATTTCGGCCTCGACCTCTACCGCCGAATCTGCAAACACGGATATTGATGTATTGTTGTCGGCGCCCAGAGACACAAAAGACACCTCGCCGACTTCGGATTTCAGCCAGATTTCAGCGGGCCCGCTCAGCATGGCGCCGTTGACTTCGGCCGTTTCGTTTTTAGACAACACACGGACTTTGCACGGACGCACACCGACCGATGCCTGCCAGGGGTAGCCTTCATCCGCCAGTTGGGCACATTCAATGGCGTCTTTGGTGTGTTTAGAGAATTTACCGATCACATCAAAACTCGTGATTCCGGATTCACTTGAGCCATATCCGACAACACGATCCCGCTCATGTTCGCGCAAAATTGGAATTGTTGGTTTGCTGCTCATTCCTG